TATGACAGGCGTTATCGCGACAACTGGAACGTCTACGACCACTATGTCAAAGGCACTCCAATGGCTGCCACTGTCAAGGCCGTCGACGAACGAACCGCGCAGAAAAATCTTGTCAAGACCATCAACCCTGCTCCTCGGCAAGTATGCCAAGAACCCTTCGGACGCTGCCGCCGACCGCATACGCTCTATATGGGCGCAGATTGAGGCTCCTTCCGATGCGCTGCGCAAGAAAATGTCCGAAGCTAACCTCTTATGAACCACTCCGAGCTCATAACTTCGGTGCTTCGGCCTCTCGCCGACAAGCCTAATCAGGCGTATCTGAGCAACATGCTTCAGGTGGCCGACGTGCTCCAGTGGATTTTGGACCAGACCGGCCCCGCGCATGTGCAGATGACCTCGTTCTCGATTTCCGAAGAATTCCTCCGACGGATATTCTTCATCGAGAAAGCTAAGCTCATCAGCTCGCTTGACATCGTCCTTGATTTCAAGGCCACAAACAAGACCCTTATCCTGTGGCCCTTCATCGCTCAGACTGTCGAAAACTGCTATCTCGCGTCAAACCACTCGAAAATTCTTCTCGTGTTCAATGACAAATGGTCGGTCTCGGTAGTCATGTCGCAGAACCTCACTCGCGGCAACCGCTTCGAGTCGGGCTTCATCTCTACCGATAAAGCTGTTTTCGACAGCCTACATCAGCAAGTCGATTATGTAATAACCCGTCAATCCGTTCCTTTCCATGAAGTATTCGCCCGCGCAGTTGGAGAAAATTGAGCAGTTCGCGCAGCTTTACACCAAGCCTTCAGAAATTGCCATTTACCTCGACATTCCCGAGGAAGAGTTCAAGGCCGATATTGCCTCGGAAGGGCATCCGGCCCGCAAAGCCTATATCAAAGGGAAACTCTCGCAGAAGCTCGAGATCCGAAAGCAGATGGCCACTCTCGCCCGCGTCGGCTCGCCGGCCGCAATCGAGATGTCCGAAAAGGCTTTGCTCGATATGGAAGATGACGAATAAGCGGCTGAAAACACGGTTTTCACCCTTATTCGGTCAAAATTGTACGAATTAAGCAGAATAAAATCATCTTAAATGGCCTCTTTGCCCTCTCCCCTCGAAGCCTGTAAGGCCGACCTTCTCGCGTCCGACGATGAACTGAAAGAGAAATACCCTCTTTCCATCGCCGAGCGCGTCATGCGTCTGCGCGAAATGTATAACTACTGGCTGAGCAACCCGTCCATGAAGGACAGGCAGCTCCGCGATGCCATCATGTCGCGTTATGATGTCTCGCAGTCTACCGCCTACGCCGACATCAATATCATTCATCAGCTCGTGCCTCTGCTCTCGACCAAGTCAAGAGATTTCCACCGGGCACGATACAATGAAATGATACTCGAAACATACAACATGGCGAAGGCCCGAAAAGACACCAAGACAATGGAACGTGCCGCAACGTCCTACGCTAAGAACAATCGCGTCGACCTCGAAGACGAGATGGCTATGCCTTACGACGAGATTGTTATCCAGCCTTTCTGCGCCACGCTCGATGTCCGCGTCCTCGGCCTCAAACCTATACCAGATGTCTACAACCATATCGCAAAGCTCACAAAGGAGCTGTCCCGCGATTTTGTAGACATTCAGGATGTGGAATACGAGGAAGCCGACCTCGAAGAAGATATGTTGTTCCCCGATAAAGACCCGAAGCCCGATGCTACAGACGAACCCTAAGGCTACGCCTACATATTTCAACCGTCCACAGTTACAGGCCCAGTATGTGGCGGCTCGCAAGACTGTCATTGTCGCCGGCCGCCGTACCGGCAAGACCGACTCAATCGCCGCCCCATACTCCCTGAAGATGATGCAGAGAATGCCCGGCTCCACCGGCGGCGTTGTGGTGCCTACGTTTAAACACGGCCTCACAAACACGCTCCCGGGCCTGTTCGCCGCGTGGCGCCGTTGGGGATATAAGAAGGGCGTTCACTTCGTTGTGGGCCGCCGTCCGCCTAAATCGTTCAAGCAGCCTATCACTGATCCCGAGGACTGGGAACAAGTGATATCTTTCTATAACGGCAGCATCGCCGTTATACTTTCACAGGATAGGCAGGGTGCCGCGAACTCGCTAACGCTCTCATGGATACTTGTCGACGAGGCCAAATTCATTGACCCCGTGAAGCTGTATCAGGAAACATTTCCGGCTAACGGCGGCATCAAGACCCATTTCGCACGCCACTCCTTCAACCATGCTTCGCTAATACTCTCCGACATGCCGCAGAGTAAGAAAGGTTCGTGGTTCCTGGAGTGCGAAAAGGAAATGGACCCTGAAATTATCGCCGCTATCGAGGCCGGTGTCTACGAGATTTGGCGCTTAAAGCAGAAAATTCTCGAAATGCGTAAGCAGGGCGTGGAGCCCCCTGCTTATCTTCGCAATCATCTGCGCCGCCTCGATGCCAATATCAACCGGCTCCGCTCGGTCGCTACTTACTACCGCGAATATTCCTCGGTCGAGAATATAGAGCTGCTGGGCGAACAGTATCTCCGCGACATGAAGCGCGACCTCACACCGCTTACTTTCCAAACCTCTATCATGTGCAAGAAAATCGGCATCGCCCGCGATGGCTTTTACTCGTCCATGAAAGAGGACCACAAGTATAACGACAGCGATTTCGAATATCTCGACTCGCTTGGTTATGACTTCGAGCCTGAGGCTGTCGACTGCCGCGCCGACCGCGACCTTAACCGCTACGCTCCTATCTGCATCGGCATGGACTATAATGCAAATATCAACTGGATTGTAGCCGGGCAGCCTGATGAACGCCTTGGCCGTCTCAACGTCATCAAGTCGTTTTATGTGAAATACGAGCGTAAACTGCCGGCCCTTATCGCCGAGTTCTGCCAATACTACGCCTTCCATGGCGAGAAGACAGTAGTATTTTACTATGACTCTACCGCCCTCGGCTCCAATTACGCCGTTAATGATGTCGATTTCCGATACACCATCATTCAGGAATTCGAGCGCCATGGCTGGCGCGTTATCCCGGTGCCGCTCGGCAACCCTATGCGCCACGATGAAAAGTACAACCTTATCAACCGTGGCTTTGCCGGGCGTAACCGCCTCACGCCTTATTTTAACCGCCAAAATAATGATGATCTTATTCTGGCTATCCAGTCGGCCGGCATAGAACGCGGCCGCCTTGGCTTCCGTAAAAATAAGGCCGGCGAGAAACTTGCGGAGTCCGAGGAAGACCTTCTCGAACACCGCACCGACGGCACCGACGCTTTCGACACGCTGTATATCGGATGCGAACGCCGCCCTTATTCGGGCGTCGCTCTTATCGATACCGGCGGCGTTTTGTAGCTCCGCTTGTCTTTTACCGTGCAGTCGTACATTCGTACTTTTGCATCGTTAATAAACCTCTCTCCGCTATGTCCAAAACAGTAACTACCGTCAAACGCCGCCTCACGGCACAGTCAGTTCTGGCCTTCGTGCTCGTAGTGTTCGGCATGGTCGTTGTCATGTTGGCCCTCTATATGCCGCCCGTGGGTGAAATCCACCCCTCGGTTATTACCGTGTTCGGCATGTTGCTCGTCGCCGCCGGAACTTTCCTTGGCATCGACCTTAATTTCCAACTCAAAGCTTTCCTCGAAACTATCCGGGATCGCGAAATCTCTAATCCTACAAACAATGAAGCCGTTTGAACTACGCCTCGCCGAGTTGCACAGCCGCAACGCCAGGCACGTCAAAAATCTTCGCACCTTCTGCGATGATCAGAGCCGTTTCAGTCGGCTCGACCCCGAAGACCAGTCTTTAATCATTTTGCAGCTCGAACACATGGCTGCTCTCGATGAAATCCTCGAGAAGCGCATGCGCCGCCTTAAAATCCCGGTATGATGAGAAATATTAAATACATCGCTGTGCATTGCACCGCCGGCAATCAGCGCAATAAAGCCGCTGATATTGTCTCTTACCATACTCGCCCGAAATCGAAAGGCGGCAAAGGTTGGTCTAAACCGGGCTACCATTACATAATCGAAGCCGACGGCACCATCGTCAACACATGGCACATCGAACAGTCGAGCAACGGCGTGGGCCCGCAATTCAATCCTGTAACCATTAACGTTTGCTGGATTGGCGGGGTCGATACGTCGAAGAAAGAACTTCCGCCTGTCGACAACCGCACGCCCGCCCAGAAAGTTTCGCTCCGCGCTCTCTTGGCCGGTCTTAAAAAGCAGTTCCCTAACGCCATTATTCAGGGACACCGCGACTTCCCGAATGTGCATAAGGATTGCCCTTGCTTCGACGCTAAATCCGAATACTCCGATTTATGAAACGCTTCCTATCTGAAATCTTCCTGACCATATTGCTGACTTGCGCAATATGCTCGTGCCGGTCCTCGAAGCAATCGGCCGTCCAATACTCAGACACAACATCGGTTTCTGCCGCCGGGTCTGTTTCCACGCTCTTGAAAGGTGAAATCCTCTCTCTCATCTCCGCTTCCCGTGAGCTGAACTTGTCGGGTATCAAGGTCGAATTCTTCCCCCCTGACTCGGTACACCCTGACTCTCGCGCCGCTCCCAAGTCGTTAACCATCGAGACCGCAAAGGCTAAGGAGTCGACAGAACAGGCTACCAAAGAAACGGCAGCCGTCGACGAGCAAAAGACTGTAAATCTTTCGGCTCAATCCGTAGCTTCCTTGCAGCAAGACACCCAAAGCGATAATGACTTCCTACGACCCGCAGACTGGGTGATCTTCGTCTCGGTATTAGGCGCAATTCTAATCGTAATCTTCTCCATAATCATCACAATCAATCACAATGACACTCTGCTCTGACAAACGTGGCTTCTACAAGTCGCTCCATTTCATAATGGGCCTTGTTATTGCTCTCATCGTCGGCCTTATCTTCGCTCACATTCCCCCCCACATGCCCTGGTGGTCTGTGGCCGTGGCTCTCGCTGCTGTGGCTGTCATCGGCTTCATCAAGGAGCTGCACGACTCTTACACTAAAGGCAACCATTTCTGCATTTGGGACTGGCTCTGGACGCTTTCAGGCGGCTTTGCTATCTGCTGGCTACCTTGGCTCGCGGCCTACCTATTGGCTATTGACGGTTAACTCATTCTTCTCTCTCCTTTTTACACAGGTCGTTCTCGGTTATCCCGGGGCGACCTTTTATTTTTGGGAGTCTCCCTGCGGGCCGTGCTTTCATGCTTCGCACCGAGCCTTTGTTCTCGGCCTGTCAGTTTCAACCTTTAGCTCAACGAACGTATGTGAGTTAATCCCTGACTCGTTATTTTTTT